ATCCGATGAACCAGCAGGAATCCTCAAGACGTTCTGAGCAACACTCCTGGGGGTGGTATTCGGCCTTCGTTCGTAGGCGTCAAACCAGGGGCTACGTTTGCAGTGAAAGTTGGATACTCCCCCGTCAGCCAGAAACGGGTAGCAGTGTTGATAAGCAGAGGCGAGTCTTTCTTCTCCCACCTTGACTCCATCGAAGACGCCTGAGAACTGTTTTCTGTAATATTCAACATCGTAAATCCTTATCACACCACTCTTAGGACTGTCATACAATCCAGGATTCTTTATTGGATTCTCTGTCCAATCCAGTACAACAGAGTGGGTATCTGGATGTTGGAGAGCTTTTGCATACGGATGAGCAGAACCCCACGGACCCTGAGTAGAGTTAAGAATAACGCACTGAGACGTATCAGCAATGTTCTCAAAGATCAACTGAGCAAGGTCAGGCTTAATCTGTGCTGCCTCATCTACCATAATGACTCTAGCACGAGAACCCTTACCAAAACCCTCATTGGTTGTTTCACCCTCGAAAGCGTTACCATTCTCCAAGTTCTGCAACAGCAGATGGCTCTTATCATACTCAGGTTGTAGGTATAGTGGGAGTTCATTAAGCATGAAGAGAAGCTTATAGAACAAGCACTTCTCAAACCCCACTACAAATCCATTACGGATCCCTGCTGCTCGATCAACCAAGTCTTCAACACGGCTGCCAAGCAACATCTGGAATCCAGGAGAGATTAACCAATACAGAAATCCCATTCCAAGTACAAGGAATGTAGCCCCCTCATCGCGGCTCTTGTCTGCAAGAATATCGTACCCCTCCTCAATAGCCTTCTTAAACTTTAGAACAGCCACTTCTTGGTGTGGATAGAGGATAAAGGGCACTTTAGGATTAGCTGAACCCTGCTTTGGTGAGGGGCACCACAAACAGGCATTGAAGAATATTCTAGGATCGATGAATGCTTTTGCTAGAAAATCTATCTTGGCTTTCTCATCTTCTACCAAGTAACTATGGAGATCAGACCGAAACCGGATATTCTCCGGTATGGTTTTAGGAATCGCCTTGAATAGCGTTTCCGTTGTTCGACTGATTTTTCTATAGTCGCTAGGTTTTATTCTATTTCTCCTTCAATAATATCTTGGACTACCGTAGAGTCCACGTATTTTGTGAGGTTGCCAGCCTGGGCTGCTATCTGCTTTGCTACCATTGAGGCATCAATCTTGTGTTTCACCTCTCCAGATACCTTTGTCTCAGTGAATTGTTTGGAAACCCAGTCATCTATCTTCAGTTGTCTTGAGAGCGTTGAAGCTAAGAATTGGATCATTTTCTCATTTGGTGGTAGATTCTTGGTCTCTTTCTTCACATCAACGACAGTGCCAGGAGTCAGCCCACCAATGGTTCCATCCTCTAGAACCGTGTGTTTCTCTGTTACGGTGATGGTTTCTACTGTTGTGCCTTCTGCACTTTGGATTCCAGCACCAATCAAACGGGCTAGGGTAAGCTCTTTCCCCCGGTTTATCGCATTCTTGAACTCTTTGTGATCTCGTTTCCATTCCCGAATCACACCTTCTGAAGTACCAAATACGAACGCTAAATCCTTCTGATTGGCCCCAGCAGCAACTAGCTTACCGGCCATCTCAGCATACTCAGTATAGAACCCCTTCTTCTCCTTAGGGTTGATCTTAGGGCTTCCTGCCTCCTCATAGCCTTTTTGATCCCAACGGGCCACTAGCGGATAATCCCATAGCCCCTGTCAGCTTCAACAGGGTAGTCGGTGGTTCTTGAGGGCTTATCCACAGTCTGAATCCAGGAGTCATTAACAAAAATATTTGCAAGAAGTGGGGTGCGGCTCATACACGATTTACAGTGGGCGTATGGACAATCACGGTCCTGCCTCATATTAAAGTGTGTGGTGTTGAGCCAACGATTGCACTTCTTACAGAAATTCATAGGTCTCCTAAGAAAGTATATATCTCGGTTTCTTTCCTCTCTCTAGCACGAGTACTCTTCGAGATTATTTAGCTATGCTAGAATTCTATTATAGGTACTATCGGCGAAGCCGAACATCTTTTGAATTATGATCGCCTTTGGCGATATTATCGTGACTGCAAGTTTAACACTTAATATTCTCTTCTCTATTACTCTAAGGAAATTGACCAGTAAAACGCCCTTTTTAGAGGGGGTAGTGACAATGGTGTTTACATAACCCCTTACACAGAAAGGAATAAAAATTTTTATTTTATTTCTGGAATTTTCCACAAACATTGGGGTTTTGGACCCCTCTGTTCACCGGTCATCTAACATCCCTACCCCGATCAGGGGGAATGGTGGGCAAGTATTTTTCGATTTTCTCGATTTTTTCTCGAACATCCTTAGCTCAAATACGTATATAGAATAGAAGGACAATTTATTAACTTATGTAGGAGAAAGGAAATGAACGATGGACAACAAGACTCTTAAAGGATGGTTGAATAAGGAGGATTTGACGGAGTTTCAAAGGAAGCTTATCATTGATCTCTGGAGTACAATGTTGGACTGGGGAGCTTGTGATGGGTGTTTTTACAGTGTTCGGGATTTAGCCTTTAGGGAAGGTGTAAACCCAAAGACTATCTATTCCCGGATTAAGAGGTTCAAGGCACAGTTTCCAAAAGCTCATAGTAAGTTAAAGGAGGACCGTGCCCGTGCTAAAAGGTGTACTAGCAGACTCAACGAGTCTTTGAGAAATCCTTTGTCTTGGGATCAGCTTAAAGAGGAACATGGGGATAATGTGGATAACTGGATTGTGGAGAAGTTCTGATGACTTGGGATAAAAGAGCAGAGTACTTGGATAGGTATCGTAAGCTTTGTGAGGATTATAACCTTTATGTAGATACAGGGTATGGTAAACCGCTGTATGTTATGGAGAAGTTGTATCCCGTTGACAAGGCATTTGAAGCCACAATACAGAAACTTGAGGAGGATATTGGATGACTACTAAAGAAAAGAAACTGAAATTCCTAGAAGATTACTTTATGATCTGTCGTAGACATGGATATTATATTGAGACTGATGATGATGGTTGGCAATATGTGGAGCCTATTGGTTCTGATGAATATGATTTCTGGGATGCTAAAGTTTGTTTGAAGGAATCTTTGAATGATTCAGATGACTAAACTATGTGAGATATTGGGCTTTGAATCTAATGCCTATTCTGTGGAGTATCCAGGAGAAGATACCAACTTCCTGACTCCTAACATTATTTCCTATCTTATGATGGGAAGACAAGTTACACACGATGCCTTAGAGCATAATCATGTTATGCTTTGGGAAATGGAACTGATGCTAGAAGACAATATCAGACATTTCACAGAGGAACTGAAGACAATTCAACGACATCGTGCTACATTCTATGGTCCTGGAAAGTAAAAGATGATTAGAAGTATTCTTAAAACACCAGATCAAGTCTCTGCTTGGTTCAAAGATAGGAAAGAAGTCCTAGCTTTTGACTTTGAAACAACAGGGCTTGACTATATTAAGATGGAACCTGTTGGGGTTTCTTTTGCAGACGGAACTAGAAGCTGCTATATAGACCTTTGGGAGAATAATGATGTTGTGGCAATTTGTAATTACTTGGCTGGTACTTTCAAACATGGACTGTTTATTGCACACAATGCGAAATTTGACATTAAATGTGCGAAAAAGTTTTTGGGTAGAGTCCCTGATAATGTCTTTTGTAGCTACCTTGCTTCTTTTCTTCTTGATGAAAATAGAGTTTCCCATAGTTTGGACAATCTTGCAGCAGAGTATCTAGGAGTTGGTAAGACAGGGAAGTGGGATCAACATACTAACTGGCATAGCCAAGAGTTCTATGACTACGCTACAGTAGACGCAGAGCTTGCCTTCGGGCTATACAGGATATTCGCTCCTAGACTCAAGGAAGAGGGTTTAGAGTACCTAGCCAAGAATGTAGAGTTTCCATTTTTGTTTGTAGCAGCAGAGATGGAGATGAACGGAGTCTTGATCGACCAGACCAAGCTGACTGAGCTTCAGATTAAGATTGAAAATAAGCTGGAAGTCCTCGAAGATGACATGCTCAAATTAGTGGGCAAGGAACCTCTGGTGGAAGAAGACCTGTTCGGAGACTACCATAGAAGCCTACCAGTAAATTTTAACTCATCACCACAATTGGTTAAGTGCTTAGAATATCTAGGGTTAAAGCTCAAGGAGAAGTCTCCAGGTGGAGCTTGGTCTATCTCAGCTACTACTCTGGCACGATTGAAGGGCAGTCCATTTATTGATGCTCTTGCTGAATATAAGAGAATGCGTAAACTACTATCCGGTTATGTATTACCTGCATGGGAGATGATAGATGAAGATGGAAGAATTAGACCATCGGTTGGAATTGTTAAGACGGGTCGAACTAGCATGTCGCATCCTAACTTACAACAATTACCCAATGTCAAAGACCCAAGTATCAATTACCGAAGCATATTTACAACATCAGGAAAGATGGTTGGGGCAGATTATTCGGGCCAAGAACTTAGAATCTTAGCAGAAGAGACAGACGATAAAGAAATGAAACGCTGCTATGCAAAGAATCTCAACCTACATCTAAGGTCAGCAGCCGACTGCTTTAACCTGCCTATCACAGAAGATCAGATGGTAGACGGCTCAGAGTCGATGAAGAAGCTCAAAAAGAAGTATGCCATCGAATATCACAGAGGTAAGAATGGGTGCAACTTCCCCATCGTATACGGCTCTACAGCAGGTGGAGTAGCCTTTAAGCAGCATGTAACCAAGAAGGAAGCCCAGCGTTGGATAGATGTCTTTAATAGGCTCTATCCCTCAGTCCTGCCCTTTGTAGAGCGTACACACGAAGAAGTGATCCACAACAAGGTAGTCCGAACTATGATGGGCCGTAAGAGGCGGTTCCCTGACTATGACAACTATCCTGAGTTTGCTCCCAAGAAACTACCTTCTAAGGCTAGATGTAGACGACAGGCAGTTAATTTCAAGATTCAGGGATTCGGTGCCGATGTTGCTAAGATTGCTGGAATTAAGATCCTCAAGGCTTTCAAAAACAATCCCCAGTGGGGTGCTAGGCTACTTTTGTTAATCCACGATGAGTGGGTCTCGGAATGTTACTCAGAATATTCAAAGGATGTAAGGGATTGTATGAGTGTGTGTATGGTAAATGCAGTATCAATGTCAGTTCCCTTTGCTGTGGACTGCAAAATAGGCAAGAGATATTCAGAAATTAAATAGGAGAAAAAGATGACAAATTTCGAGATGGTTAAAGAATTTCACAAAGCTATGGGATTGCCAATTGGTGGGTTTGCACAGTTTACAACTCCGGCAGCAATTGCCAGAAGAAATAGATTGATGCTTGAGGAACTATCTGAATACAATAAAGCTGTCAGCGAGTGTGACTTACTAGAAATCGCAGATGCTCTTGGAGACCTTTTGTATGTAGTGTATGGCTCAGGAATTGAGCATGGTTTTGATATGGACAAGATATTCAAGGAGATCCATAGGTCCAACATGACCAAGTCTGAAGGAAAACTTGACAGGTCTGGTAAGTTAATCAAGCCAGATAATTATGAAGCCCCCAACCTTAATTTCTTGCTGGAGGAGTAACTATGATGGTACAGATTGATGCCAAGGAACTTGACTTGGATGCTGCTCAGAAGAAAGAAATCACCAGACTAAAGAATTTGGTAAGTAGGAGAGATGGTAAAATAAAAACTTTGGAATATGAGTTATCTCAATTACACGGAGAGTCAAAGCAGGCAATTCAAACGCTGGATAAACTTCGAGAAGTGATGAAAGATATGTTTGACCTTACAGAAGAGGGAGGATGGTAGCTATGATAGAAGTAAAATATTATTGTGATAGGTGTAAAAAAGAATTGGAACCAAAAAATATCATAACGAGCATTGTTCTAAGCGAGTCTGCAAATAAATATGAGATTCAGCAAGAGCTTTGTAGACCTTGTGCTAACGGCTTAAAGGCCGCCGTACATAAATATCTGGAGGAGTAGTTATGAGAACCTATACAACAAAAACATTTACGACCGTCGATAAAATTATCTGTGACAAATGTGGAGAATGCTGCAATAAAGGCTGTTATGAAGAGGGGTTGTTTGCCTGTGCCTACGGGGGCTATAACAGTTGGTTTGATGAAATGGAAATTCCAGTCGATCTTTGCCAACACTGCTTCCAGGAACTTCTAATGTGGATTTACCCCAAACTTTCCCTAGAAGAGATAGTAAAGAAATTTGACAAGGAGTAGCTATGTATTTAACTCTAGCACCCTTATACACTTATGGTTCTACCTAAGACTTCCTACTGGCCTATCGGCCTATTTTTTCAAATCAATGAAATAATCTCAGAGCAGCCTCTGCTCAGTTTTGACAGCCCTGCTGTCTATTGTATCCAAAAAGATTTGTTTAATATTTTGACAAATAGTAACTTCGTTTGTGCTAGAATAGATATATAGGAGGAAGCTGGCAGGTAGACAATCTAATCTTGGGAATCTTTGATTCCCTAGCAGTTTTGCCAGTTATTGCAATCCCCAAGGATTGCTAAGCACCGAATAGAGAATTAATTTCCCCTGCCCCAAAATATCATAAATTTTCAGAGCTGGTATAGTACCTTCCATACACTCATTCACTATACACCTACCTACCTGGGGTACTACCCCCTGGTCTTAGTCCTATAAGCAGCTATGCTGCTAGTGCCTGACCGTTGCACGGTCTGATAACGTTGATAGCCGCACTCTTATGTTATCGGTCCTATACCCCGTCCTATAAGCAGCATTGCTGCTAGTGCCTGACCGTGCAACGGTCTGATAACCTTTATATCACGTCCTATAACACTGTGCCAAGGTAGGCCAAGATCCTATAATTGCTACGCACGCGTGACCTACTATATGTGGTGTATTGTC